CGGTTTTCCAAATCAATTAACATACAATGGAGATGAAGCATACCAATATCCATCAATACAGATAAGAGTTCGAGCTGGTGGCAGCGGAGCATATCTAACAGGATGGGAATTGGCTAACGAGATAATGGACCAACTTCACGGGCGGGCACAAGAGACCGTGAATGGGACATTATATAGTCTGATTAGAGCAATGGGGGAACCTGTCCCCTTACATTGGGATAAGAATGACAGAATTATTTTTATTATTAATTTTAACATTCAGCGTAGATAGCTGAAACAAAAGGAGGTAAATTATGAGTAGTACAGCTGTATCCGGAGTGGGGACTCTCTTTAGACGATGGTCCACTGCTTCGTCGAAGTTTGTAAATCTCACGGAGATTACTTCAATATCGGGTCCGTCTAAATCACGGGACACTATTGACGTGACTTCTTTAGATTCTACCGATGGTTATCGGGAGTTTATTACAGGATTTCGAGATGCGGGAACCGTTCAGTTGAACATGAACTTTACTCGAGCTTCATTTGATTTAATGAATGATGACTTTGAGGATGATGATGCTAAAAATTATGAAATTGTTTTACCAGATGCCGAAAATACGTCATTTGAGTTTGAAGCATTTGTAACTGAGGTTCCTTTGGAAATACCAACCGATGATAAGATCACTTTATCTGTGACATTGAAAATCACAGGTGCTGTTGATACTAATAGCGGTTCGGGTTCTTCTTCTTAATTCTAATTAGCTTAATCACAGCTAATTTATTTTTGAATTTTTAACATTTTAAATTGATTAATCATGGTTGATTATATTACGTATAAAGAAAAAGAATATCCAGTAAAAGTAGGATATACGGCTTTGAAGAATTTTCAGGGTCATGGAAAAGATGGGAAACGTTTATCAATGCTGGATCTACAAGATGATTATTCATTGTATGAGCCTTTATTATTTTATTCTTTGAAAAAAGGAGCTCAGATTGAAAACGTGAAAATGGAATTCAAGATTACTGATATGGAAGATATATTAGAAGATATATTATTTGGTCAGTTCGTTGATATAGTGACTAACTCTTTTGAGCAGGAAGCATCAAAGATGACGGCGGTAGGCGGACAGAAGAAGAAGTAAGGTTCATTGATTTTGATAGCTTATCAGGACGGGTGGTTGCAATGTTAGGTATTTCTGTTTCAGAGTTTTATAGCATGACTCCCAAGGAACTTTATCATGCTTTAAAAACGAAGCGTGAAATACTAGAACAAGATGCCCAATATACAATGAGGTTGGAATATGTAGTAGCACGCTACCAAGCTGCACTCTTATTAACACCACATTTAAAGAACCCAATTACTGATGTAAGGGAATTAGGAGCTTTTAGTTGGGAAAAGAAACCAGTTCAATCTGTTGATCAGATGAAACATCTTTTACACTCGATGGCAAGGAGCGCAAATAAAAAATATAAAAAAGATGCCAGGAATACCAAGTAATTCAGTAAATGTAGGAGCTTTAATAGCATCTCTCGGATTAGACACTACAGCTTTTCAAGCAGGATTGGCAGGCGCAAATACCAAGATGTCTGCTACTTCTGCTAAGATGGCTGCAATGGGGGCTAAAATGCAGAAAGCCGGTAAGGCGATGACTATGGGGCTGACTCTTCCTATTATTGCGATGGGGGTGGCTGCTATAAATGCTCAATCAAAGTTTGAAGCATCGATGTCTAAAATTGTTGGTTTAGTTGGAGTAGCTGAAGATCAAGTAAAGAAATGGGAAAAGGCTATATTAAAAATAGGACCGGCCGTTGGAAAAGGTCCGGAAGAATTAGCAGATGCTATGTTCTTTATCGCGTCCGCTGGTATTCGCGGAGCTGAAGCCATGGAAGTATTGGAAATGAGTGCAAAGGCATCAGCATCCGGTTTAGGAGAAACTAAATTGGTAGCTGACCTTGTCACTTCTGCTATGAACGCGTATGGTAGTGCAAATCTTAGTGCTGCTCAAGCGACTGACATCTTAGTAGCCACTGTTCGTGAAGGTAAAGCAGAAGCTACTGACTTGGCTGGAGCAATGGGAATGGTATTACCTATTGCCAGTGAGATGGGAGTTACATTTGATCAGGTAGGAGCTGCATTTGCTGGAATGACACGTACAGGTACAAATGCACGTGTTGCGGCCACTCAATTAAAAGCAATTCTTTCTAAGTTGTTGGATCCTACTGATATGGCTGAGAAGGCGTTAATAGGTATGGGAACAAGCTCTACTGAATTACGAAGATCCATTAAAGAAGATGGTTTAATTACTACATTAGAAACTCTTCGGAAGACTACTAATAAATATGGTGAAGATACAATGGCAAAAGTATTTCCAAATATTAGAGCTTTAATGGGAGTGCTTGACTTAATGGGTAAGAATATGGAAGAAAATATTGCCATCTCTGATAGGATGGCTGATTCCACTGGATCATTAGATGCAGCATATTTAGCAGCTACAAAAACAACTAGGTTCAAATGGGCTCGTGCGATGGTTCAAATTCAAACAGCCTTTACAAAATTTGGAATAGCATTAAAAAGCAGTATTGTTCCAATTATTGAAAAATTAACTGATAAGATTAAAACGATTACTGATAAGTTTGATAACATGACGGCTGCTCAAAAAGAGAGCACTATTAAACTTTTGGCGATGACGGCTGCAGTAGGCCCTTTGTTAATGTTAATGGGGAAATTATTTAAACTGATTGCTACTAATCCATATATAGTATTGGCTGCAGGAATCGTATTAGTAATTTCTAAGATTATTTTGATGACTCGTGCTCATCGTTCTTTATTAGAAGGGTATAATGCAGTTGAAACAGCTTCTAAAAAAATAAATGAACAGTATGCTGAGCAAGCTGGAAAAGTTAAATTATTACAAGCCAGAATTGAAGATGAGAACGCTTCTAACAATACTCGTATTACTGCAATTAATGAGTTGAAAAAAATTATGCCTGGGTATACTGGGTTGTTGTCAGATGAAGGAACTTTACTTAAACACAATACTCTTGAAATTGAAAAATATCTTACAAAATTAAAACAAAAAATACGACTTTCTATTTTTGAAGATGAATATACTGAAGCCTTAACAAGACAAGTAAGAGCCCAGCGAGAATTAAATTTAGCCAATACAAAAATAGAAGATGCAAAACGTGCTTGGGAAGCTGCTGGAAAACCAATGTTTCAATATCAATCTGTAGGAGGTCATTTAGTAAAAACAATGCATATTCTAAAAGCTGCAATATCTGTAGCCAATGATGAATTAAAAGTTTCACAAACTGATTTTGATAATACGGCTAAATCAGTAAAGGGTCTTGAAGCTGAGATGGATAATTTAGACTTTACTTTAGGGGGTGCTGGAACCGGAGGTACTGATCCTGATCCTGATCCTGATCCTGACCCCTCCGGAGGAACAATAACTCTTGAAGAAGGAACGTTATCAAAACGTTTAGCACTTCTTCGTGCAACTGCCATTGCTGAAATTTCTATTACTAGAGATAAATATACAAAACTTGCATTGTTAGAAGATAATGCTTTTAAAAATAGAGTGGAAGATTTAGAAGCTCAAAAAGTATTATATCCAAGTCTAACAGCAGAAATTGATGCATTAATAGAAGCAGAACGTAGAGCTCATGAAAATCGTTTACTAATTATCAGTGAAGAAAGTAGTGCTGCTCAAATTCTTGCTTATAATAAATTAACTAAGGCAGCCCTTCTTCCAATGATACAAGCGTATAAAGAATTAACTGCAGTAGCTCAGAATTGGAGCAATGCTGGTAGTTCTATTATTAGTGTATTTGATGGAATCGGAAGAGCCGTTCAGAATTCAAATAGTCAACTAGCTGCTTGGTTAACTTATATAGGAAATGCTATTGGAGCTTCTGCTCAGTTGATAGGAGTGATAATGAAAATTGCTGCTGCTAAGAAAGCTGAGGCTTTAGGAAATGCTATTGCAAGTGCATCAGCCTATCCATTTCCCATGAATTTATTAGCAATAGGAGCTAGTGTAGCTGCTGTAGTTGCAGCCTTTGCTAGTATCCCAAAGACTCCTGAATTAGCTGCTGGTGGAATTGCTTATGGTGAAACTTTAGCGACGGTTGGTGAATATTCAGGAGCGCGTTCTAATCCAGAAGTCATAGCCCCATTGAGCCAATTGAAAGGGATGTTAGGGAATGAGGGGGGAGGAGGATTGGAAGTTATTGAAACAGAAATTCGAGGCTCTGATATTCATTTAATTTTACAGAGATATAATAATACATTAATGCGTTCTGGAAGAGGTTAAATTATGGCATTAGGAGAAAGATATAAATTATACGCCAACCATCAGTTTGGGGGTGATAATCGTTTTGTAAAATTATATCAAGAAGGATATACTGGAGCGGTTGAAGATATTAAAGGCGGAAAAACTCCGGTAACACTTCAATGGAATAGCAGTGATGCCAATGTATTTGATAGTATTATTGGAACAGAAGTCGTTTTATCTTTAATGAGTTTAACAGATGCACAATTTATTGAATTTGCGGAAAGTAAGAATAAAGAATGGTTAATTCGGGTTTATGTTAATACAACCGTTGTAGAATGGCAAGGGTGGTTAATCCCTGAAGAATATGAACAATTATATACGCATGCCCCTTTTCCAATAATTCTTCGTTTTACTTGTGGATTGGGGTCATTAGCTTCAATTTCATATTTAGATGATGGAGAGTATTTTACAGGCCGAATTAAAGAAAGTGTAATTATTTCTAATGTTTTATCGAATTTAGATCCAGCCAGTCCTTTGACATCTAATTTTTATGCATCTATAAGCCTCGTACCAACTTCAGCCAGTGTAAGTTTAGAACATACTGCTTTAAATTTATGTTATACCGATCAAAATAAATATATTAATACTGATGGATCTACTTGGGATTGTTTAAGTGTATTACGTGATATTTTAAAACCCTATGGTTGCCGTATTGTTCGAGGGTCTGGAGGATGGTGGATTACTAGAATTCGAGATTATGCTTTATTAATAGATGGTAAACTTCTTACTTGGGTTGTATATCCGGTATCTACTGGTGTTGCTGGAGGGTATGGTTCATTTTCGCCTACTACAGTTATTATAGAATATACAGGACCTACCGGAGATAGAAGTGAAGATATTTGTTGGATAGGAGGAAATCAACGTATTCGATACGAACGGGCTTATAAAGAAATTGATATTACGTTTAAATATAATTATTCTAATATGCTTCAAAATGGCTCTTTTATAAGAGAATTGGGCTCTTTTTGGATTGTTACAACTGGTACCGTTTCTTTAGTACAGGATACAAATGATGCGAATGTACAAAATTTATATATGGATGCTCCTAGTACAGATGCTCATTTAGTTTCACAAACGATTAATCATGTTG